TATGGTGCATTAGAATCAAATAATGTTCCATCAGGTAAGATAAATGAGCCGGCCCCACCAATTAACGTAATCACTTCAAGCAATACAGGAACTGCTATTCCAGTAGAGGGAACTGTAGTGTTTATGCGTAGTAAAAAATATAAAAATTCTAGTGCGGGAATAAAAATCAAAAAAGAAGTCCTAGCTAGTATTTGGGATATGACCGCTGATGCAGATATGTCAGACAAACTTGATAAATTTGTTCAGGCAAGTTTGAACATGGTAGAAGAAGCACCTGTTTTAATAGGAAGCGGTTCTGGCTCAGTAGAAACTACTAAGTCTCTTGCAGTACAGTCGTTGGGTATAATCACGGGTCCATATGGTACGGCTGACAATACTTACGCAACCGCAGACCAAAATCCAGAATTGCCGGGCTTTACGGGTGATATAACTCAAAATATGGACTATCGTGCAGACTGCGACCCCGGATTTCAGTATATTACTAGATCAAGTCCTAGATCATTTGGATATAGCACAGGTTACCTGACGGGTGACGGCGAAGCACCAAATGGTTTCCCCGTTGGTGCCGGTATTGCTTTCCCGCAAAATCCACAAGTAGGTGACTATTTCTTACGTATTGATTATATGCCGCAAATATTATATCGCTGGGACGGCAAGCTGTGGATTCGTATTAGTGAAAATGTAAGAACTGATACTGGATTTACTGCTGAGGACACATCACTATTGTCCGGCTTTATTAACAACCAGGGTGAAATCTATCTAAATAATGCGGGAGAAGTTGTTCCTCAAGCACAACCACTATCGTCCGTGTTGCAACCTACCCTAAACCCAGTACCCCCGGAAGTATAATAAATGGCACAATATTTTTACGATAATCAAATAAGAAGGTTCTTAATTCAGTTTGCTAAAATCTTTAGTAACTGGTATGTTACTAAAGGTAAAGACCCTAATGGAAACGACATTCTTGTTCGTGTACCAATTATGTACGGTGATAGCAGTAGACAAGCATCCACTATAATCGCAAACAACAGTGCGAGTAATTTACCTTCGGCACCATTAATTACCTACTATATCAGCGGGCTTGAGTATAATCAAAAATGGACACAGGACCCAACATTCGTTGATAAGATAAATGTTCGGCAACGGGCGTATAATCAAGAAACACAAAGTTATGACACAACGCAAGGCCAAGCATTTACTATTGAGCGAATAATGCCAGTGCCGTATACTCTGCGTATTAGTGTAGATTTTTGGACTACTAATTATCAACAGAAATTAGAGATTATTGAACAATTGGGTACGCTGTTTAACCCAGCATTAGAATTACAAAGTACTGATAACTTTGTTGATTGGACTTCATTGAGTGCAGTTTTTCAGGATGGAATAAACTTTTCTAGTAGACAAATTCCCCAAGGTACCGGTAATCCTATTGATGTTCTGACTTGGAAATTCTATATGCCAATTTGGATCACTACATCAAGTAAGCTGAAAAAGCTAGGTGTTATTCATAAAGTTATTGCTAGTATTTTCAAAGGGACTGCATTAGATGACATTGAAGATGAAGATTTACTGTTAGGAACTAGACAAAAAATTAGTCCATATGGATATAAGCTACTACTGATGGGTAATCAATTGCAGCTATTGCCTCAAGCTACTGCATTTTATCCTCCCAATAGTTCACTTGAGCAACCCGTAAACCCCAATAGTGATTTGTATTGGAGTAGTTTACTAAATGTGTACGGTGCAATAAGACCGGGTATTAGTCAAATTTGGCTACAAAATCCATATTTGGAAGATGATATCGTAGGTACTATTGTTCCCAATCCAGTTGATGATAGATTCTTAATCTATAACATTGACCCTGACACTTTACCGCAAAACACACTTGATCCAATCGATGCTATTATTAATCCCCAACTAACCGGACCCAATGCAGGTTTACCGGGACCTTGGCCTGGAGCTAGATATCTTATAGTTGAAGACATCGGAAACGATGCAGATGATACTGTTTCTTGGGGAACCCTAGTTGCACAGGCAAATGATATTATTGAATATAACGGAAGTTCCGGCGAATGGGAAATTGCATTCTCTGCTGATGAAGCAACTACTGTAGAATTTGTAACTAACCTAACCACTAATATTCAATATAGATATGTTCCCGGAGACGGAATGTGGATAAAGAGTTACGAAGGTTGGTATGGCGAAGGTGACTACTCAATTGTCATCTAATACAACCCAAGCTGCTGGTGTCTTTTTCTATAGTAATAGTACTGACAGATATCTATATTTGTTAAGAGCAGATAGTAAAAATCCTACATGGAGTATACCTGGCGGAAAAGTTGAAGACGGTGAGACATTATTTGACGGCATTGAAAGAGAATGTAGTGAAGAAATTGGATTCTTTGATAGCTCTTACAAATTAATTCCTATTCAAAAATTTGTCAACAACAATTTCATATATCATACTTTCTTCTGTAAAGTAGATGATGAGTTCGTGCCTATGCTCAATGACGAACACTTTGGTTATGCATGGGTAAAGCGTGGCCTATATCCTAAGCCGCTTCATCCTGGTTTATTTTCTACTATTAATATTGATATCGTGATTGAAAAGTTGAATAGTCTTACTTAATTACATTCCGAGAAGTTTCTCTACAAAAGGGAATCCAATTGCGCCTGCTAGAATGCCAGCTCCCATAAGCATCCATCTCCATTTTTCTAGAGCAGATACTTTCTTTTCAACCTTTTCGTGTTGTTCTTTGTTTTCTTCTTGGAAGCTCGTAATGAGTTGTTGTGCTGCGGCGGCGTGGCCGTCAATATGAGAGCGCAAGTCCTTCAGGTCAGTTTTGATATCATCCATTTTTTCATTTAGATATCCATACTGTACCTGAAGGACCGCAATTTCTGTCTCAGTTTCTTTCATCTTTTGAACTGTAGAAGCCTGAGCCATCTTTTATTCCTTATGCGTTGTTGATTGTAACAATCGGATTTGGTTGACCATTTGCAGCATTCGCAACTGCCGCTGCGTTGAACGATGAAATGACATCCGGATTAACGTTAGCCAATACCGCAAGACCTGTACCAGAAGCAGTTCCAGTAGCAGCAAATGTGATACCAGTCATGTTAGCTGATGCACCTACTGATGTCCAGTTAGTAGTACCTGCACTGTAAATTGTATATACAGTACCAGTTACCAATGAACCAGGAGCAACAGTTGCTGGGAATAGCTCTGAGCTATGATCATTCACGCTTGAAACAAATTGTACGCCAGAAGCTGCGTTAGTTGCTCTGATTGACATTGTGTTTGGTGTCAATGCAGTGTTTGCAACGTTTGCAGTGTAAACCGCAGCAGTTAGACCAGAAGTTGTACCAGTTACGAGATACTTTGTCTTGCCCTTTTGACGAACAATGAAGCCTGCTTCTGGAGTTGCATAGACGAATGAAGCGCCTGCAAAGTTTGAAGTAGGTTCCACAGCCAATACTGTTACATCGATTCTAGCGTTTGCCGCTGTTGTACCAGTTGTAACTGCTTGTTGTGGACCATATTGTGAAGTTGCAACAGTAAATGCAGATGCGTTGGCAATAGCATCAACAAAGTATGTTGTACCTGTTACTAAACCACCTGTGTTTGCATCAAATATAACCGGTGCTCCAACAAACAATGTTTGTGCATTACCTGAAGTGCGAATAACATTACCTGTAGCATTTGTATTAGCAACAGCAACAGTAATATAACCAGTGTTAGTTCCAACAAAACCAATATTTGTATAATCAGTGCCACCGTTAATATTTGCAGAAGCAACTTGAATAGAAGAACCAACTGACAATGTGTTAGCAAAGTCTGTTCCAGATCCATATACGTTCAAGTTACCTGTATCACCATAAAGTGTACCGACACCATTGACACCAATTGCTACGTTAGCAAGAACTTGCTTACCGAAGATTGCAGTGTTACCACCGACTACTGAGTAAGTATTTGCGTTTGTTGCTGGCCATTGAGGACCATTTGGGTTGTTGAAGTATGCGTCAACTACACCAACTGACAATGCTGATGCAGTTGTACCAGTTGTCAATGTGACTGGAGTCGATGTTGGGTTAGCATTTAGTGGAGTTGCAGAAACAGTGAATGTTGATGCACCAGTGATTGATAGAATCCAGTATGTTGTAGCAGCGATTAAGTTTGTACCAGTTGTGATGCTAGGTACAAAAGGCATACCAGCAATAACACCTAGTGAGCTTAAATTTTGAGAAACTGTTACGATATTTGTTGTTGCAGTA